TATCGGCCCATTATTCGACACCAACTCCGAACAAGGCGCGGAAAACTATTTCTTCTACAAACTCCCTGCGGAAATTCGTGTAGATACGCTTCCCATTGCCACAGGTTATTTGCGCGTACGCAAGGTATACAAGCAAAAGAATCGCATCAATGAAGTAGAAGTAGCGTTCTATGCTGAAACGCCTGATTTGGTGCGCACCATTGGCGAAAAGAAGCTAAGTGATATTGCTGCACTTGCAGATTTAAATGAAGTAATGACCTATGCCAACGTCACAACAGAAACAGCTGACCGTATTTGGGCTTTGTGTGATCGTGGTCAAAAATGGAGTAATGATGGAACTGCAGGTTCACGCCCTATATACGATTCAAACAATCCTTTGTATGCATCGGATTTAACACCTGCAGTTAGCTGGTGGTATTTGCTGCGCAACATCGTAACTGAAGCAGGCTTTGACCTTGTAGCATCTTCACTTGAGAATATCATTGAAGATTATTACATGCCATTTTGCAACACACCACAGATTCAAAATCTCGACATATCAAATCAATACTTCTTTGCCGCTTACAACACTTCAAATCAAGTATTTTCGTCAGGTGGAATTCAAGTATACAATGCAAATGCTGAAATATTTGATAACAATAATGACTTTAATACCGGGACATATACATACACAGTTCCAATTACAGGGCAATATACCTTTCGCGTTTATTTACAAATTAGTGTAACTGGCAACGCAGGCAACGTAGCTCACTACCTTTTCATTAATAACATTCCTGAATTTATCCAAACTAATTTTGTTGGACCATCTTCAAGCACTACAATAGATTTTTTAGTAACTCGAACACTTACTGTTGGCGACACCGTTCAATATGCTTTTAGGGGTGGACTTGGAGGGGTAATTCCCACCATATTAGCCAGCACCGGTGCAAATGACGAAAGCAGGTTTGAACTTGTAAGTGCAAATCTATTTTATGGCAACATAATAAACTATTCAGCTAATGCACCCGATATGCGCCAAATTGATTTCGTTAATGACGTAATCAAGATGCATAATTGCGCTATTGTGCCAAGTCGCATAGTACCTAATCGCATTGCAATCGTGCCACAAAATAGCTACTTAGGCACAGGTGATGTTGTAGATTGGACCAGCAAACTTGACATCTCAAAAGACGTTACTATCAGTAGCACCGTTGATCTGCAAAAGGCAAAGTTTCAATTTACCTATACTGCAGCTGAAGATGTTTATAGCAAGCTTTATAAAGATAACAATCGCGTGTATGGCGATTATCAAGAAGAAGGTTATACTATCAATCCATCTGCTACGCCGAGCGACTTTGCAATAGGCGAACAGAAGGTAACACTGGTAACACGCAGCACACCTGCGGCACTTATACCAAATACAGGGACACCTATTGCGTGTTTCTATAATGAGCAGCTTGAGTTCAATGCACCCGGTCCACGCGCTTTATTTCATGCAGGAGATATCAGCATTAATCTGTATAATGACGTAACGAATAGCGCAACTACCGCTACTTCTGTGCCTGTCTTAAATCATTACAGCAATATCTACCCAACAATCAATGACACCGATTTAAACTGGGCACCTGAAACACCACCACACGTAGTAACAGTTACAGCCAATCCATATAACAACCTGTTCAATGCGTATTGGCGCAATTACATGAATGAACTTTATTCGCCTGAAGGTAGAATAATGGAAGCATTTTTCGCGCTCGATTTAAAGGATATACTTACCTTCTCTTTTGCGGATAAGATATGGATTCAGGACAGCTATTGGCGCATACTTGAAATCAGTGACTACAAAGTAGGTTTGCAGGAAAGCACAAAGGTTAAGTTTATCAAATTCCTTGATCAAATCAATGATTGTTCATCTACACCTGTAGGTGTTACCACCAATGGCGAAGTTGAATTTGAAAGTGGAGGTGAAACAGTAGAAGCGACTGAAGATTGCTGCTCACGTTACGGCTATTTTTGGGATGAAGTTAATGGTGTATGCTGGGCATTCAACAACAATGGACAATTCCGAAATTCAATAGTAGGTAATCAAAGCAATGTATCTTCTAATCCTGAATTGCAAGCTTTAAATGGAATCATATTTTCGGTTGTGAATGGTGAAAGAATAGCTGTTGAAGAAGGGAACTTAAACATGCTTGCAGTCGGTACTGATTTAGAATTGACAAAAGATGTAGGAGGCAGCAATCTATTAGGCAAGAATGTTATAACGAATCTACCCGGCTTGCATGTTGGTGGTGGTTATCGTGGTGGAAATCCAGCAAACGCGGAATCAGGATGGGCACAAAGCGGTGGGGTAATGCTTCATTACAAAGATGCTTGGGTAAATAGTCAAATTTATAATTTGCTTATTGAAGGTATCGCTAACGAATTTATTGAATTACCAAACGACACGCTTTGGAGTTGTTTAATGAATGCAACAATAATTGACACGAATACAGGTGATTATTGTATAGGTCAGTATTCATTCGGATTGCAAGTAACAGGAGGCACAGCAAACGCAACAGCAATCACGACTATCAATGAAATCAATAATACTGCATATACTTTCACTTATGATGTAGATACTACAACCAATACTGACCAACATCGCATCAATTTGCAAGTGACTGGACTTGGCGCTACAAGCATAACTTTCGTTGTTACAGCTTCAATACACTACCAACAAAACAAACTTTTATAAAATGGATTCAATCAAAAATTCAATGCGCTATATCCAGCTTGGAATCGCAGTAAAGAAACAGCACAACTATTCACTTCGTAAATGGCAGCGCGTATTGTGGTATGTTACGCTGTATACATGGCGCATCTTGCTTGCATCAAGTCTTATCTTCTTAATTTATAAACTTATTTACTAATGGCTGAACCTATTGTACGGAAATTTATACTTGACACAGGCGACAGTGAGCAAAAGCTTAAAGAATTAGGTGATCAATTAAAAGGAATTCCTAATGATCTACCTAAAAATAAAGTTCCAGGTGATATTGTTCCACCTGAAGCTATCAATAATGCCAAATCATTACGCGCACAATTAAAAGAATTACAGACTCAGTTAGCGAATACTGATCCACAGACAGCAAAGTATCAGGAGCTGAGTGCTGCGGCTGGTGAACTGAAAGATAAAATCAGTGATGCAGCGCAGGCAATAGGCACGCAAGCTGGCGGTGCATTCGAAAAGGTTAGTGGTTCTTTAGGGCTTGTTACCTCACGCATTGCATCGCTCGATTTTGAAGGTGCAGCTGAAGGTGCTAAGCTACTTGCAAAGAATATCACAGAGATTAAGCCGGGTGATATTACCAAAGGCATTCAAGGTATAGGTAGTGCATTTGCTTCCATTGGTAAGGCGTTGCTGACAAACCCTATATTCCTAATCGGTGCAGCTATTGCAGCAGCTGTTGTGTATGCGGATGAGTTATTAAGCTTAGTTGATGGTGTTACGGATACAGAATTAGAACAGCTCGACATTCAAAAGCAACGAGTAGAACAGTCGAAAGATCAATTAAATGTAATAAGAGACCAAGAGAATATCTTGCTTTTGCAGGGCAAAACTGAAAAAGAAATATTGCAGTTCAAAATTGAAGCTGCACAGGCTGCCCTTAATGAACAGAAAATAGTAATTGAAACTACTAAGGCACAACGTAAGGCACAGTTAGAAGCAGCTGAACGTAATGCAAACATCTTAACTGGTATTATTACTTTCTTGACAGCACCACTTCAATTGATACTTGCACAGCTTGATTTAGTCACGCAAACAGCCAAGGATTTTGGATTGCTTAGTGAAGAAACATTTGCTAAAGTTGGTAATTTACGTAATCGATTTAATGAATCAATTACAAGTTTAGTTTTTGATCCACAACAAGTAAAAGATGATGGTGATAAAGCAATAGCTGAACAAGAAAAAATTTACAAGGATTTAGAAAATCAACAGGCAGGTTTTAGATTAAAGATAAAGGAAATAGATGATAAAGCAGCTGATGATAAAAAACAGGCCGATGATAAGGCTGCTAAAGAAAAAAAAGACGCCGATGATAAGGCTGCTAAAGAAAAAAAAGACTCAGCAGAAAAAGAAGCAGCTGAGAGAATAAAAGCTGAACAGGAAGTAAGTGACTTAGTCAATAAGTTGTATGAGGAAAACGTAAAAGACTTTGAAGAAGCCGAAAGGAAAAAAACGAAAGCAGCAGAAGAAGAAGCTGCCAAAAGAAAGAAAGCAGAAGAAGATTATGATGCTGCCATAAAAGAGTTGCGTGCTCAACAAGATGCTGCCAACTTAACTCAGGATCAACTTGAGATTATTGCTATCGATAATAAGTATTTAACCTTAAGAGAAAAAGCAATACAAGCTGGACAAAGCACTGTTGAAGTTGATGCCTTATATAAGCAAGCTTTACTTGACCAAGAGACTGCATCTGCGGAAAGAAGAATTGCAACCGAAAAAGAAGTACAGCAATCAAAGATAGATTTTGCAAAGCAAACACTTGATGGTATAGCCACTATCGCCGCCTTCTTTGGTAGTAAGAGTGAAGCAGATGCTAAACGTGCATTTAAAATACAAAAGGCAATTAGTATAGCGCAAGCAACCATTAGCACCTACGAATCAGCAAATGCTATATTTGCATCTACCGCAGCGAGTCCAATTACTGCTCTATTTCCTGCTGCGCCATTTATAGCAGCCGGTGTTGCTGTTGCTGCTGGTCTTGCCAATGTTGCCACAATCGCATCACAACAATTTCAAGGTAGCACAACACCTCCTGCAAATAACACCCCTGGACCACCTTCGCTTACAGGAGGAGGGGGCGGAGATAACGGTACACAACCTGCACAGTTCAATCCACTTGCAGCGCAGTTCGTGAACAATCGCCCTGATCAATACACGCCACGCGCATATGTATTAGCAGGTGACGTATCAAGTCAACAGGAGGTACGCGAGAACGTAGAAGACTTAGCACGTATAGGATAAAATAAATATATTTAAAACATGGAAAAAAGAAAAGTAGTTAAGTGTGTAATTGACGAAGAAGGTCGCTTAGGTATTACGGCAATGGGCTTAGTAGACATGCCAGCAATCGAAGAAAATTGGATTGCATTGAGCAAGATGCAGCTTGCCAAAGTAGATGACGAACGCAGGATGTTATATGGACCTGCATTGATACCAGATAAGCAAATCTTGCGCTACGATGAGAAGGGAGAGCCATACTATGTATACTTTGAAAAGGCAACAGTTCAGGCAATAGCGCATCAATTCTTTAAGAAGAATCTGCAACACAGCACTAACCTGCAGCATGAGATACCAGTAACAGGTGTGACAGTTGTCGAATCATGGTTGAAAGAAGGCAAGAATGATAAGAGCATCCAACTTGGATTGCCTGAACTACCCGATGGCACATGGTTTATCGGAACCAAAGTCGATGAAGATCACGTGTGGAATGATGTAAAGGAAGGAAAGGTAAAAGGCTATAGCATCGAAGGCTTCTTTAATGAAGTAGGTGTTGCCATGAGTGGGGTTAAAAACTACGAAGCAGAATTGGTTTTGGAATTAGAACAAATTCTTGCAGGTTTGGGTAATTGATTTTTGTATATATTTGCGAAATCTTGGTTATTAGTGTCATAAGAGATTTAGGTTTTGGATTAAAAAGATAGGGGCAAACGAGCCCCTTCTTTTTTTTTACAGCATGCACGCACGCGAATATTCTGCAATGGTCATCTTGCTTGCTTTCGCGTTTTTCATCACTGCTTTGTACTGCTTTTCAGTAAGACGAACTGAAATCTTCTTCGTCATAAACTCAGGGTTTGCTTTCATAATATGAGTATTTATTTATACTGCTAAGATAAGACATCGGGTTACATGTAACAAAATGCTGTTTTTGCTACTATACCTAAATTATAACGATGTCAAACATTAAAGAACAAATCAAATCCGTATTTGCAAAGTACGGCATTGAGCCGTCAAGCGTTGGTATCAAATTCGAAGAAGAAGCTGCAACAGAAGTAAAGTTTGCTGTTGAAGGTACTTTGAATGATGGTACTAAAATTTATTCTACAGCCAACGAATGGGTAGTTGGTGTGGATATCTACACAATGGATGCTGAAGGCAATCCAGTTCCTGTACCTGCAGGCGAGTACATGCTCGAAGATGGTGTTACCAAAGTAGTAGTAGGCGAAGATGGAATGGTTGCCGAAATCGAGCGTGAAGAACAATCTACTGAAATGAGCAGCGAAGATCTCGTAGCTGTAATCGGTTCATTGTCGGAGCGTATCGCAGCTTTGGAAACTGAAAAGACTGAACTATCTGCTGCTGTAGAATCTGCAAAGAATGAAGTAGCAACAGTAAAGGCTGAACTTGCTTCAGTTAAGAAAGCACCTGCTGTTCCTTCAGTTAAATCACAAGAATTTAAAAAGAATGTTGCACCGGTTGTTGCATCGAATGGTAGTTCATTCAGCGACTTCATGGAAAGCATTCGCTCAAAAAAGTAAAATAATTCACCTCATAAATTTTAATTAAAAATGCCAACAACAACTTCACTCACCACCACCTATGCAGGTGAATTAGCTGGTGAAATCGTAGCAAAAGCTTTGTTGCAAAACGTATCTGCACAGTACGTTACAATGAAGCCAAACGTGCCTTACAAAATGGTAGCACGTAAAATTGAAGACACTGTAACTTTCGCTGCAGGTACTTGTGATTTCACGCCAACAGGCACGATCACTTTGACTGAGCGAATTTTGACTTTGGAAGAATTCCAAGTACAGCGCCAAATCTGTAAGAAGGATTTCTTTACAGACTGGTCAACTGCCGATGTAATGTCAGGTCGTGTAAACACTCAGATTCAAGACGCTATCATTGAGCGTTTGGTAGGTGGTATCGCTGCTAACAACGAATCTGTAATGTGGAATGGTGCTAACGCAACAGCTGGTCAGTACGATGGTTTCTTGACTTTGATTAAAGCTGCAGGTTCAGGTGCTACCTCTGCAGGTTCTGGTTCTATCACTGCTGCTAACATCATCGCTACTATTTGGGATGTGATCAACACTGCTCCAACTGCTGTAAAAGGTGCTGCTGAAAAGCCAGCTTTGTACATGGGACAAGCTGCGTGGGAAGCATACGTTGAAGCACAAATCGCTGCTGGGAATGGTTGGTATGCAACTGCTGGTCCTGAAGTACCGAAGTTTTTCGTAGGTATGTATCAAATCTATTTGTGTCCGGGTATGGCTGCTAACAACATCGTATTCTCACAAAAGAGCAACTTGATGATGGGTACATGGCAGGAGAACCAAATGAACGAAGTGTTCATTTTGGACATGCAGAATATTGATGGTTCACAGAACGTTCGCTACGGTGCACGTTTCTACTTGGGTGCACAGATTGCAGTTGGTGAGGACATCACCTACTGGGGTGCATAATCAATAAAATAACAAGGGGGTGTAACAGCCCCCTTTTAACTAACTAATTAAAAATCAATACTATGGCTTGTGAGTTGACTACGGGCTTCACATTAGGGTGCCTCGAAGGTATCGGTGGGGTCAAAGAGGTTCTAATTGCTAACTACGAAGACTTTGAAACAGGAATTGCTTACGGTGGTGCTAATGGCGAAGTAGATGCGTTGCCTACTGCAACAATCTATCGTTACGTTCCATTCCGTAATTCGGGTTCATATGTGGAAACGGTACAAAAGAATTTGGAAACAGGTACGCTGTTTTTCTCTCAGGAAGTTGGATGGACTTTCGGTAAATTGAATCAGGAAATGCGCAACGAGTTTTTGAACGTTGCAAAAGCAAAGATGATTGTGTTTGTTCGTACTAATGACGATCAAATACTTCTTATTGGTGCTGGCGAAGGAGCGCAAATGACTGCGGGTACTGTTCAATCAGGACAGCAAAAGGCAGATTTGATGGGTTATCAGGTTACATTGATCGCTGAAGAACTTGCTCCAGCTGTACACTTAGAGCCTTACACAACAGTTCCTTTCGATAACTTTGGTGGAATTACTGTAAGCCCTGCTTACTAAGAATTTGTTTTCCGTTCTGTGTGTCTTGTTGTATTGTAAAGGGGGCAGGTTTACACTTGCCCCTTTTTAAATAAAAGAATAAATGATTTATCTAACTACAAATACAGCCAACCAGCAGGTATACCTATCACTTGACGAAGCGCGACAGTATTACAGCACAGCATTCACGCACTATCTTATCATTCTTACACACGAAGAAAACAGCACCACCGGGAATGACCTTGCACAGGTAGCTACGATTGTTAATGAAACGGTGCGTGTTACACAACTTACTATTACCACAGTTGGATTAACTTTGGCAGGTAGATACCGCTACGTAGTGTACGGACAAAATTCATCGAGCAATACCAATCCAACCAATGCTGCAGTAGTTGGCATTGTTGAGCGTGGTTATGCTGTTTTAAATGACAATACAAGTTGGTTTGATGTGCCAATCAATACCATTCCAAATGATATAATCTATGAACCATAACGAATCAAACATAGTATCACTTAAGCTTAGTGAATACGTAGCTAAGAGTGATGCTGAAAAAGTAGACAGGAAGGGATGGGTTAACTACGGAGATGCAAATGATTTCCCACAATACCTTCGCGATTTGTCGCATGAATCGCCAGTGCATGGTTCGCTGGTTGTTGCCATTGGTGACATGATAGCCGGTAAGGGTATTCAATCGGAGCAATACCAAGCTGAATTAGATGCGCTCGATATCGACACTTTGACCTATGCATGTGCAAAGGATTTGAAGCTGTTCGGTGGTTTCTATATCGAAGTGATTTGGAGCAATGATAGAACAGTTATATCAAAGCTAAACGCGATACCATTCGAAGAATGCCGAATTGCAGTCAACCAAGAAGACGATACTGAAATAGGAATCTTTCACAGCTACGATTGGTCAAACATTCGTAAGAAAAAAAACACTCCCGAATTCATACCGAAGTACAATTATTTGACACGTGAACAGGAGCCACGTCAAATCTATTGGTGCTTCACATATACAGGTAGTGATTCCTATCCACGCCCTGACTATTGGAGCGCGATTAACTACATCGAATTAGATAAGCAGATATCTATATTCCACATCAACCAAATTTCAAACGGTTTATTCCCTTCTACTATTATCAACTTCTACAATGGGCAAGCAACGCCTGAGCAGAAGCAGCAAATGATGATGGATTGGGAAAACAAAATGAGTGGTGCGCGTAACGCTGGAAAGGTTGTGATGTTTTTCAATGAGCGCGATCAACCAAAAACCGAAGTTACTCCATTCCCTGTAAACGATGCAGATAAGCAATATGCATTGATGAATGATACAGCGCAGCAAAAGATTATTACTGCGCATCGTGTGACTACTCCGCTGCTGTTTGGTATTCGTGAGCATACAGGATTCGGTAGCAACAAAGATGAAATGGCTACAGGACTTGAGATATTCAACAAGCAAGTTGTTGAGCCGTATCAAGCGATGATTAATCACAGCATCGAAGAACTGTTGGGCAATCAACTACCGGGTGTGACCTTTGAGATTGTGCCGAACACACCACTTGCAGTAGAGCAGGCAGAAGTTATTGCAGATACAACAGGTGGAACTACTGCTGATGTAGCTGCTACTGCTTTGAATGGTGCGCAGATTAGTTCACTTGTCGATATTGTGATGCAAAGTGCTGCAGGTGCTGTGCCTGTTACCAGCGCAAAGGCAATCGTTCAAGCTGCATTCCCAACATTGCCACCTGCCACTATCGATGCAATCTTTGCCGATGTTATGCCCGGTTCATTGCAACCTACCGAAGTGATTCAATCGAGTGTTGAATTAAAAAAAAAAGTAGATGCTGCTGAAGAAAGCTACCAGCCAACCGATGAAATGGCTGCTGAAGCAGAATTAGGTTTAAAGTGGCGTGAAGAATATGGGCGTGGTGGAACAGAAGTAGGTGTAGCACGTGCGCGTGACATTAGCAACAAACGCAATCTTTCATTTGATACGGTCAAAAGAATGTATAGCTACTTTTCAAGACATGAAGTAGATAAGCAAGCAAGCGGTTGGAATCAAGGCGAAGAAGGATTTCCAACAGCTGGTCGCATTGCGTGGCAGCTTTGGGGTGGCGATGCTGGACAAGGTTGGGCACAACGTATTGTTGATCGTGTGAGCAAAGAAGAACTGCAAGATGTACACGTAGCTGAAGCATTAATCGAATTGGGTGAAGATGCTACAAGCGACATGATTCTAATTGATGCCTATAACGCAGATGATGAAATCGAACACGCATTTGCAGTGCGCACAGGTGCGGCAAGACCAGCGGCAAAGAGTGAACAAGATGCCATTATCGATGGCAAATACTTTATTACTCGCTATGTTTATGCAGGTGACTTTAGACATGATAATATGCGCCCATTCTGCCGCAAGATGATTGAAGCAGGTAAGCTATACCGGATGGAAGATATTCAAGCGATGGAGTTTATTCCTGTAAATCCCGGATGGGGACCAAATGGCATTGATTTATACGACATTTGGTTCTACAAAGGCGGTGGAAACTGCAAACACTTTTGGGAAAAGCGCGTTTATGTAGATGCAAGTGGCGCAAAGATTAACCCGAATAATCCTGATGCGCAGCGTATCGCAGTGAGCATGGCTGAACGCATGGGATATAAAGTGCGTAACAACTCACTCGTTGCAAAGCTTCCTGAAGACATGCCTTACAACGGCTTCCTTCCAACAAATCCTATTTACGGCAATCAATAATTCAAACTATGGCTGAAGTATTACTAATATCCGAAAACTACGTCAAGAAGTACACTACTATAAATGGTAGTGTTGATCCCAATCTTCTTTACCCATCAATCTATTTGGCACAGGACAAGTGGTTACTTCCCTTTTTGGGAACTGATTTGCTCAATAAGATAAAAGCAGATGTTGCTGCAGGTACGATTAGCGGTAATTACGAAACGCTGTTAGAAGATTACATTCAAAAGATGCTGCTATGGTGGGTTATGGTGGATGTTACACCCAACCTGTGTTATCGCATGGACAACGGCACACTTGTGCAACGTCAAAGTGAAGACACTGTGCCTGTTTCGGATTTGGTCATGAAGGATATGATTGACCGGGCACGTCAAAACGCGGAGCACTACACCACTTTGTTAGTCGATTACTTGTGTGCGAATTCAAGTTTGTTCCCTGAATACAGCACAGCACAATGGCCTGACCGTTCACCACGTACAGACGTGACTAATACGCTTAATTATCAGTTCTCATCGGGCAATACCGCAACCAGCTTTCGCCCTACTTACTCACGTAACATCATTAATCGAATACCATGAGTGATAAAAAGACACTAAAGCAGGAATACACCGAACGTTTACGCAAATACGAGCGTGAGCTTTCACTAAAACTACGAAGCAATGTCAACAAAGAAGCAGACAAAACCAAAAAGTGAACAGTCAAGTAATACTTACAAGTTCATTCGATACAACCTTCAGTTGCTCGATGGCTTGTGGTCAATACCGATAGCGTTTGCGCTGTTCATCATTGCAGGTACATTGAGTGCAGAATACTTTGGCGATGCACTCATATCTACCGAATACGTGCAATACATCGTGCTGGCTTCACTCATTATGGTGTTTGCCAACTTCATTACGTTTTTGGGAATTCGTTTCAATTTTAAGGCACTACAACGCGAAGTCTATAGCAAAGAAATTAAGTATGAACTAAACACCTATCTAACCACATGGCAAAAGGTTGTCTTATACCTGCTATTATATGCATTCTATTTTGCTGCATTCCTGTTTATACTACGCATGCTGATGACGGCTACTGCGTAAGGCTTTGCGCTGAATCGTTTGTCGGTGTAAAGGAGAAGGGTGGCAACAATAAAGGTTTTACTGATCCTGTGTTGCAGGTATTAATGCGACAGGAAGGATGGATACCCGGTTACGCATGGTGCTCGTTCTTTGTCATGGCTATGCTGAATGAGTGCGGCATACCTAATAACATTACAGGATGGGCTCCTACAGCTTACAATCGCAAAGACGTAATTTATGACAATGGTAAATTTCTGCAAAGCTATAGCAGCAGCGATGTGCTGGTAATGACGTTAAGTTACAACGATAAAAATAAACGCTATAAAGGAATCGGTCACACCGGTATCGTGGAGCGCATAGGCAAACATTCAGTACGTACCATTGAAGGCAACACGAATCAGGCAGGTTCCGCAGATTCGCGAACAGGTGACGGTGTATTAGTTAAGATACGCCCACTAACTAAAAACTTACACATAACACGATGGGGCAAAAAGAACTAAGAAGGATTGTGATAATTTTTTCAATAGCAACAATCGTAGCTGTTATGATTATAACCGGGTTGAAAACATGCAACGAGCCCGTAACAAATCCTGCTATAAAAAGGTTACAAGACATCAATGATTCACTCTACCAAATCATTGAAACCAATAACGAAAAAACGGATAGTCTATTCTTGAAAATCGACAGCCTGCAGATTCACCAAGATACAATCATAGAACGCCAACAAATCACTAATGAAATATACCGCAATGAAACCTATAACATTCTTTCTGCTTCTCCTACTAACTCCAATAATCAGTTCCGCTCAACCCTCAAAAAATCGGACTCCCTACTCAAAGCAGGATTTTACACCCGAACTTACAACCTACGATCAGCAGCTTTTCAATCTCAATTTCAATAGCATGCTGTATTGGTATAGGACTGCGTATGAAATCGACAGCTTATATCAAATGGAACGGCTGAAGGTTACATATTACGCGAAGATTACAGGCATTCAGGCAACGAGTTATGAAACATTAGCGGAAATCTACGCCAACAAGCAAAGCATTGAAAAGGCTATACAATCGGAGAAAGATGCTGAAATCAAGCTGCTAAAAAAAACCAATAGACGGTTAATAATTACGAACACCGCCCTTACTTTAGGTGTCGCAGGACTTGCTTTTTCTACTATATATTTTGCAATCCTATAGTTATGGAATTCGAACTACGTGATTTGATTACTTTAATAGGTGCGAGCATATCGCTTGCATCACTTTATTTCGCTTTAAAGCGCAGTGTTGACAAGTTAGCTGGTCATGTTGCCAGTATTGAAACGTTCCACAAAAGAGAAATTGAAATGATAAACGATGCAATTAAAGAACAAAAGACTGAGTTGAATTCAAAGAATGCAAAGCTGGAAGGGAAGATTGATTCGATTCAATCACACATAGCGCAAATCAGCACATCACTTGCTGAATTGAATGGCTATTTGAAGGCTAAATAACAACTCGCATGAATAACATAGATCGTGAAAAGCTACATCGTGAAATACATGATGGGCCAGGATATATTGCCCATCGCGTTCGCGCAATCATTAAGAAGTATAACCTTGACATCACAGCTGATTCATTAGAAAAAACCTATCGTAGATGGGTAATAAAGCTTGATACAAAGGAGCCAGCACCTGTTAGCCAGCTGAACAAGTTAGATAATCATTTAGGTGACTTCACCAATATGATGAATGAGTTGATACCACAGGAAGCGAATCCACTCGACCTGCCACCTTCACAAGAAGTCAATTACAAACCATTTAAGCTACCGATAAACCACAACAATATTCTGCTGCTGTCGGATATTCACGTGCCCTATCACAATATACAAGCTTTAACGCTGGCACTGAAGTACGGACTTGACAACGATGTCAATACCATTCTACTCAATGGTGACATAATCGACTTCTATGCTATCAGTCGTTTTGAGAAGGATCCACGCAAAAGAAACTTTGGGCATGAAGTCTTAATGACGCGTCAATTCTTAGGCACGCTGCGCAAACTATTTCCGAATGCTGCTATCTATTACAAATGCGGCAATCATGATGTGCGTTATGATCACTACATCATGCGCAATGCTCCTGACCTTTTGGGCATGGATGAATTCAACTTTGAATCATTGATGCATTTGGATAAGCACAACATCACTTTTATACCCGATAAACAAATCATTCACGCTGGTAAGCTTACGATTTTGCATGGTCATGAATTGGGTGCATCTGTATTCAGCCCGGTTAACATCGCACGTGGTCTGTTCCTTCGCGCAAAAGACAGTGCATTGTGTGGACATCACCACCAAGCAAGCGAGCATACAGAGCCAAACATCAACGGCAAGATTACAACGTGCTGGTCTGTTGCTTGTCTGTGTGAGTTGCATCCTGATTACATGCCCATCAACAAGCACCATCATGGATTTGCACATGTCAAGGTATTAGATACAGGCGAATTTGAAGTGAGTAACTATCGAATTGTTAATGGCAAGATTCGTTAAATGAAAAATGCCCCACCGTTGCAGGGCACTGTTCAATCAAATAACAAAACCAAATTAGCAATTACACACTAACAGGGCAAAGATAGAATGAAACGCAAGCAACATCCAAAAGTTATCCATCGAAAGTTAGGAAGGGAAAAGGCGGATGGACTTTACTCTGATAACGTCATTGAGATAGATCCAACGTTGCCACCTATGCGCTATCTCATTGTGCTCATTCATGAATATCTGCATCACATCCAGCCGGAATGGAGTGAGGACAAGGTGGATGCTGAAGGTGAATCTTTAGGTCGCTTTCTTTGGAAGCATGGCTATCGCAAGGTGCAGCAATGATGCGCCCACTGCTAAGGATTAGAAACCTATTCATCGAGCAGCCCTTCAGTTATATCTATAAACCTATCGTATAAATCTGCAATCTTATCACTTACTTCTTCAACGTGTTCACCATACTTGTATTCTCTGCGCATCAAATCCATGATGTCTTTAAGCGCATCCTTATACCGGGCAGCGTTAAGGGTGTAGTTGTATTCTACTTGTTCTTCGGGTAGATTAAACGTTAGTGTTGCTTTCATCTTGTTGTTCGATTTGTTTGATTTGTTTGTGCAGATCGCGCAGGGCAAGTGCGATTACCCATAACGGGATTGCTAAGATTATTGCTGGTATCATAACCATTTTGTTTCTTTTGTTAGAGTGAATAATTCTTTGTTTACTGATTTGATTTTATGATGCAGGTTATCTTTTACGTATCGTGTCTTCGCGGTGACAAACATCTGCAATAGGTTAGTTCGCTCTACTTTCAGCTCGTCTATTGAGCGCATTTTCTTTGCTCCCATTCATTTTTAGTATTTCGTTTTTGACGTGGTGGTAGTATGCTTTGACTGAATAGAATTCACCGGTGCCATCGAAGTCCTGCATGATGTCGCTGGGTGCGTTTGTCAATGCTTCATCTACGCAATACAGCGCAGCGTTAATGGCACGCATGTGCATCAATGCTAAATCCCCATGTTGATCACCAGCTTCGACTATATCAAAATAGTTTGAATATAGCTGCCATGCTTTATCCTTTGCTTTCATATTGTTCTATTGCTTTAAAGATTTGATATACTACTTGTGGCACGATTGCATTGCCGTATGCTTTTATTGATTCGTTGCGCCACTTTGAAAAGGTAATTCCGTCCAGTTCGGTGGAAAGCCCATCATCTCCGCTACAAACCGGGGATTGAGTTGGGAAGTTTTGCCAGTTTGATTTGTAGTTTTGTGTATTACACTGACTAAGTCTGATCCCTCCCAGTTCGGTTGATTCCCTCGCGCATTGTAATCGCTCCTTGTCGGTGTTGGCAATATCCCCTCGCTCATCATTCTGGTTAACGTCATTGAATGCATCGAACCCGGTTTTATCTGAGTGCTTTTCATGTTCGCTGTCGCATTGGTTGAATGCATTGCTGTCGGTGTTGGAAGCATTCCAAACCTTGCCATTGTCGTTAAATCGTCGATCTTTCCCTCCGCTATTCGTTGGCGACTGTTCCCCTCGCCTCCCACTCTGGGAGTAGGCAACAAACCAAACTCGTTCCCTTTGGTGTGGCGCATTGACCGCGCTCGCAGGTATAATAAAGGGCGCGACTTGATACCCAAGATTTTCCAAGTCAGCGCACACCTCGTCGAATACCATTCCCCTGTTCCAATTAGTAAGGCCGCGAACGTTTTCGCCCACGACGTAACGCGGGGCAACCTCTCGTATGCATCTAAGCATTTCGGGCCATAGATGGCGTTCATCTTCTTTGCCAAGTCGCTTTCCTGCGCTGGAGTATGGTTGGCATGGGAATCCTCCGGTGAGAACATCAATTGTGTTTGCATATTTTTTAAAGTCGCTTTTGGTTATATCGGTGAATAGTTTTGCATCAGGCCAATAGTAATTTAGTACACGCTGTCCAAACTCATTCCATTCGCAATGAAATTTGTTTTCCCAACCCATCCATTCGGCTGCTAAATCAAATCCACCTATACCGCTAAATAATGAACCGTGTGTCATACGTTCAAAGTATTAAGGTATTCACGCCACATAGGTACACGCTCCTGAAGCTTTGCGATTGCATCCGCATCAAACTCAACTACCTTTTCATGGATGCGTTCAGCGATGGGTATATCAAACGCCCATTCGTCCTGTGGCGTTTCAAGGTTTGCATCCGGGTATTCGCGAAGGAAACGTGGCATGTCATAAATCATGTTGCGCTCAATGCTCTTTGCTTTCTTAATGAATGTAGGGTCGCCTTGCGGATCAATAAGATTAAGCCTGCGCGATAGTCTATACTTCTCGTCATTAATCATTTCAATCGGTGCGCTAACTAACACGTAGCAGAACGTGGCACGTGGTGCTCCTGTTAACCAGCAGTAGGCTTGTCCTTGCCAGTAGTAGTCTTTGCTAATGTCGCTGGTCTTTGCATCCATGAAAGTGTGTATGTCCCAACTTGATTTGATATCGGGCACATTGATTACTGCACCTGCTTCATCTTTAATAAGCAAATCGGGAGTGCCTTTGATGAAATCATTAGTAAACATTTCTTCATTCTTGAATACGATTTCGCCACGATGTCTACGCCACATGTCGATAGCGTCATTCTCTACGGCCAAACCTTTCTCAATATACTTGTTGCTGATTTCTTTATACCGGTTGTACTTCTGTTGCACGTAGACTTCGAGCAATGCGCTTTTAGTCGTTTCGGATAAACCTGTTTTGGTTCTTGCATCGGTCATAAGCTTACCCAGCTGCGATGCTCTAAATAGTGTGTTGTTCATGTTGTATTGATTGATGGGGTAAAAATAGCAAATGGTTACAATCTGTAACCACCTGCTATCATTTTTAACATTTATTCGGTAATACCGTATTGCTCTTTCTTGGCATTTAGTTCATCGCCTACTTCGGCTAATACTTCAGGGCTGCATGCTTTGAAGATTTTGTGCAGCTGTGTTAGGTCGGTTGCCTGCTGGATTAATTCGCGCACATACGCTACATCCTGTTCGTGCCCACGACCAAGCGCACCTTTCAACTTAAATGGCTTGTAGGTATCTTTATTCACGCGATTAACGTCACGCCCGAATACCTTACCTAATGACAGCGCAGCGTTTTTCAGGCACTCTGCTTTGAGTTTACCGAATGCAAGGTCCATAGCATTCGCTTTTTTATTATCGGGGTTTAATGCCCATCTATTGCGTTCAGTACCGGTTACACCATCGGGCACGCGATCTACCATAATGATAACTGAAGCTGCGCCCACTCTACGTATTTCGTAACCACTTATCGGATGTATCACTACAAGGTCAATCGATGCCTGTACTTCGTTAGCTAATACAGCCCATTTGAAATTCTCTGTTCTCCAATGTCCGAAGAATAGTTCATCTAAGGTAGTTTCAACGTGGCTAATAACCAGCGTGCGTGCTTTCTTATCCGGTGTGGAT